TACCTGATGCTTCATTTGAAGTTGTGTATGCAGTTGTAGATGCACCTAAAGAGGCACTACTAGTATAGAGTGCTAAGTTAAATGTGTTACCACCTGAATTTTTAAAATTATGCACACCTTCTAAAAGTTCTTTTTTAAATGATGTACACATAGCTTGTGAAATTGCCATTAAAGTCTCCTAATAATATCAGCCATATCTTTATGACCTTGTTTGTCTAATAAACCTGCTACAGTAGCTCTATCACTTGCTATAGCTTGTTTTATGTAAAGTAAAATAACTGCTTGTATAGATTCTTTAAATGCTTGTGCTTGTGCTTTTACCATAGGATCAGCATTATCACTAATACTAACAATTTTATTTACTATTCTTTCAGTCCAATATTCAGGACTTAAACCTTTATTTTGTGTAGTTTCTACAACTACATCACCTATTGTTGATTCTACATCTACAGTAAACATTATGTCCTTTGAACTCTGACAACATCATCTCTATATGTATCAACAGTATTATCTCCTTCTCCTAGATTTTTTAATCTAGCTAATGATTCTAAAAATCTTCTTTCATACTGTGCCATTAAATCTTGCTCACCTTTCATGTATACATAAGATTCTAGTAAAGTTCCATAGAGCAAAGCACCCATAGCATTAGTTGATAGCCAAGTTGTACCACTATCTTCTCCTGCTGTTATTGATGCAGGTCTATAAAAATAATGTAATTCAACAACAAAATTATCATTAGGTGTTGGACCAACTATAAATGTTGTATCATCAAATAAAGCATAGTGTTTAGGTAATCCTGTAGTAGATGCATTTGGATATGCTTCTCTAATAAAATTTACATCTTTATACATTAAAAATGTTTGTTCACTAGAACTTGTAAATGATAATGAAAAGTTATCTAAAAAATCTGAAGGAGTAGAAAGATATTGATTTCCTGTTGATAATGTACCACTAACATTTTTTCTAAATACAGGAAGATTAACAGTTTTTAATATTCTTTCTTCTGCTTGTTCTATTAGTTTAGGCAAATCAGAAACAAAAGTAGTTTCTGTATTTTGTAAATAATTTTGTACTAAACTTTTTAATTCTGCATATGTCATTTTAGCCTATTGTTATAGTTACTTTACCAATCTTTCCTTCCATTACAATACCTGTGCTTGCTACTGGATTAAAACCATAATAAGTTGTTGAATCTATTTTACCTGTATCTGTTCTAGGATTAAATAAAGATTGTGGATCACTCGTTTGTAATTGACCAACTTTAAATTGTGGTTGATCTGGGTCAAAACAACTATCACACACTCTTAATCCATTTCTAATACTATCTTCTATTTCGTATTTAAGTTCAGAAAGTTTATATGTAAAACCACATCTATCACATATACCTAATGCTTTTTTACCTTGTGCGTACATTAGTATATTTTCCTAATAGTATAATTAAATGGGTTAATAGAGGATTTTATGTATGAATTACCTTCTATATCTACACCTCTAAGATAAGTATTATTAATTTTAATTATTTTTTTTAGTTGAATAGTAAAAGTATTAGACATATTACCTTCTTTATCATACTCAACAACTCTAACTTCATATTGTTCTTTAGTAATTTTATGATAAAAATCTAATAATTTTTTTAACATTATTAATAAAAACTTACATCTGGTACAAATTTAACTGGTGCTCTTTCTCTATCTGCATCACTTACTTCATTCCAAAGTTCATCATAACGCATTTTTATCATAGGTATTCTTTGTAAAGCCTCTGGAGATTTGCACGCTATATTATGTGCTAAAGCATAGGTTAAACATGGTAAATATCTAGCTGGAACATCAGCATTATTAGTTGCAGGGTCTCCTGCATCTTCAATTTTTTTAATATAGTCATAAACTAGTGTATAAGTTTGTGCACTATCTGGAGTTGACCATAAAACAATATTAATACCTGAAGTTCCTTTATCTACATAAAACTGTGTTGGTTTTGATTGTGTTAATTTTTTAGCTTGATGATTGTATTGTGTTCTAGATATTCTATTTAAAGTTTGATCAAATTGTTTTGTTGTATCACCAGAATCTGTACGAAGAAAAGCATCTACTATTTCTAATGCACTTGTTTCTGCTGCATAACTTGAAGTGCCTGCTGTAAGAGTTTGTGATGCTTGTTCTATTTTCCAAAGATTTAAACCTTTATTTTGCCATTCTAAAAAAATTAAATTTAAAGCACGTTTAGCAGTTCTATAATCATAACCTGAACGCATAGTAAGACCACAAAGATCATAGGCTTCTTCCATGATATCTGATAAATCTAAATTAAATGTAGTTGTACCACTAGTTGCCATGTTTTCTCCTGATAGCTTCTTTTCCTGCTTTAGCTATTTTAGCTTGTTGATTTTTACCTGCTACTTTAGCTCTTTGTTCCATTACAGTTAATATTTGTATTTTTCTTGCAAAAGGTTTATTAATTTTTTTTACTTTAGCTACAGTTTTTCTAGCATCAGCAGGTGTTGCATATTTAATACTGACAGTATCTTTAGGATTTTCATCAGTATATAACCTACGACTAGACCCTTTAGGTTTTTTTCCTGTTCCTACTTTTGGGTCTTTCTTTTTTCTTATTGGCATATTTTTTTTTACTTGCTGGTGCTTTCTTTGTCATTACAGCAAAGTTAGCTCTAGTCATTACCATTTAACATTTCCATCTTCTACGAGCCTGTCTAATTCTAGAATTAGGATCGTTTCTTGTTTTAGCTGAACTTCTTTTTAATTGACCAAGTGATCTTGCACAATAAGACTTTCTGCGTTTTGCAGCTTTACTACCTTTTTTTACTTTTCCAGTAACAGCAGTTTTTAATTTAGAACCAGGATTTAATTTTCTGTAGGCTTTTACACCAGCTTTAGTCATACCAGCACCAGACTTAGTAGGTCTAAAGTTTTTCTTATTCCTAGCAGGCATTTTAGCCTTTTTTCTTATTGGCATAAAAAAATATTTATATAACTAAAAAAAGTTTACTGGTTTATGTTTTACCGCCAAACTTTTTATACATCATGTCTTTGAAGTTTTCTACTTTTGTACCGCCCTTCATTCCATGCATTTCAGTTTTTTTACCCATGCCCATTTTTTTTACTTTGGTTTTTTGACCACCTTTCATGATTTTGGTTTTTTTACCACCCATTTTATTGATTTTAGTTTTTTTACCGCCCATTTTTTTCATTTCTCGCATAATCTTCTCCTGCTTAATATTTGAGATTTAAATTGTTCATTATTATAATTTTTATAATAACCCTTTTTAAAAACATTATCAGATGCTTTTACTAATATATCTAGTCTTTGAATAAATATTTGATAATAATCATCTTCAAATAATCCTTGAAATTCTTTTTGTTCAGTTGCAAATTCTATTTCAGTATCAGGATGTGAACCCATTACATATAAATTTAGTTTATTTGCTTTTTGATTCAGTAAATTAATTCTTGTATCTACCTCATCTGCGGTAATATTTTTATAATCATCACCACAATAAATAATTACATCATAAGTATCATCAAAATTTATAATGTAATCCATTAAGTCTGACCACATATTACATTTACTTATAACAACATTTACTTTGTTGTTATCCCAAGTTTTTTTTGCGTGTGGACAAGCAGGAAGATTGTTAAATTTTTCCTGCGGATTTTCTAAAACAGTGTGACTCCATTGACGAAGTTCATTCATCAATAGAGTCTTATCTAACACTATTTTTTCTTAACTGTTTTTTTCTTAGCTACAGTTTTCTTTTTAGCTGGAGTTTTTTTAGGTGTTTCCTTTTTTGGCTCTTCTGCTTTCTTTACAACTTTTTTAACAGGTTGTAGTTCTGCAATTTTTCTTTGAGCATCTTCAAGATCAGGATCAGGACCAAAAACTGGTGTCCATACTCCATCTTTACCTTCTTGAAGAACTTTATATTGAGGTGGAAACTCACCTGTTTCTGAAATAATATATTTCATAATATCTCCGATTAATCAGAATATACTTTTATCATTTCTAAAACGATAGAATAAGTATCTCCTGAACTATGACCTTTAGTGGTAAAAAGAATATCTCCATTCTTACCACTCCCTGCATTATTTGGTAATCCACCAAAATCATGAAAATCCATATGTCCATTACTGCTTTCAGCTAATTCCATAAGTAGAACATTGCTTGTAGCATTAAGAAACATTTGAACTGACATACCAACAATCGCATGACTTACACGCAATACTCTAACTTCAGAACAGGCTACGCCTATTGAGTTAGCAGCTAAAGCAGATACATCTACTTTAGCTACTGCGGATTCGCCAGTACCATCGCTAACATTGGTAAACTTCATAATACAGTTTCTTTCACCATCCATGATGGTTTGTGTAGTTACTGCATCAGCCATAATTTACTCCTTAAGCGAATGGTGTTGCTAATGTGCCATCAGCATATGATACACCACT